AAGGTAGATGTACAGATTAAGAGTGAAAATTACAATCGCTTTTATGGTAAGAAAATTGTTTCCTGTGTATTTACCCTTGATAGAAAGGAACCTTACTACATTTCTTGGTATGATGAAGGCATCAATTTAATTGATTTGAATAAGAATTTACTGCGTGAAACAATTTATAACTTTATGAAGAGCCATTTTTCATCAGAAAATAATGGAATTTACTATTTTTACAAGTACTGGCGATGCAACTGTCCAGAGGACCAGAAGAGTTCTAGCAACTTTGTTGCATTTCTACTTGATAAATACAATGATATTAAGAATAAAGGAGAAACGGATAAGAAGAAGTTTCCATCATACATTGATGAATTTTTGAACTTAATCAAGCTAAAGGTAGATATGTGCGACGATAAAAAGGAAAAGAAAAAAATACTTGCTGAGTTTGATAATAAAGAAGCATTTATGTTGGCACTTGATAAACGCTTGGATGAATCCATAAAACGTTATCTAGATATGCGCGACGATGAGAGCGATGATGACAGCGATTGATTAAATTCTATATAAAGAATTTATGGTATATAAAAATAATGGATTATTGCCTATACATTCGTCTAAAAATAACGCCAACCAATCAGGGATTTATTTCTGAAGAGACCAATCAAATTATATCTAGAGGCTTACAGAATACCTCTGATAATTTCTACTTTAGACTTGTTGAAAATGCAAACGGACTTAGGTACTATGATTGCGCTGCGCAAATTAGTGATAATGCTTTTATTTTATTCACTGATTGTAGACATTACCGCTGGCGGGTAGAAAATGAAATTATACTGCAACAAGATTTTTCTGCTACGATTAGAGCTAATAAGATTAATGAGATGCAATTCACAAAGCTTGTTGAACAGATTAATACTAATGCTGTTTAATATATATTATAAATGTGTGAAGATTTGCCCTAAGGCATTTTTAAACCACCAACCTTCCTAATTCCAATGAAACTTGATGTTATAATGCCCTAAACGCAACTTCAAAGCACAAATGCCACATACAAATAATAACCTGCCATTAGTTTCTGTATTGACACCGACTTATAACAGGCGGCGGTTTATACCCGCGCTTATTACATGTTTCAAACGACAAGATTATCCCATGGCTCACATTGAGTGGATTGTATTAGATGATGGCACAGATAAGGTCGGTGATTTGTTTGCCGATTCAGGGCTCAGCAATGTGCGATACTACAAGTCTGATTTGCGGCTTACTATTGGCGCAAAGCGCAACAAGTTGAATGACTTGGCGCAAGGCGCGATTCTTGTATGCATAGACGACGATGACTACTATCCACCGCAGCGCCTTTCGCATGCTGTTTGGAGCTTGATGAACAACCCTGATTATTTAGTTTGCGGCTCTTCTGAGCTCTACTTGTATTACAGCGACGACAAAACTATTTACAAGCTGGGTCCCTACGGTTCATCACATGCGACAAATGGGACGCTGGCTTATAGGCGCTCCTATACGAAAAATCACAGGCATGATGAATCTGTTGTGAAAGGGGAGGAGTCGTCTTTCTTGAATGGATTTACGGTGCCTATGCTGCAGCTTGACGCGCGCTTTACTCAGCTTCTTATGAGCCACGGGGAAAATACGTTTGATAAGCGGGTGTTGCGTAACGCGGTCAGTCCCATGGTTCAGTTAACTACGCTTGGCTTGGAGGATTTTATTGCGGATGCTGGATTGCGTCTGTTTTATGAGGCGGCTTAAGGGGTAGTTATATTTTTTTACATTTGCCTTAAACTAATAAAAACTTGATTCACGCATTTATTATAGAGGTATATTATATGAGTTTCTATGCTGTGGCTAAGGGGCGGCAAGTAGGTATATATACTACTTGGTCTGATTGTAAAATAAACACTGATGGATATCCTAAACCCGTTTTCAAAAAGTTTAGTACCAAAGAAGAAGCAGAAAAATTTATAACAGATAACTCTTCAAAAGTAGAGACGCCTAACTTATCTGTTGCAATAGCAAAATCTAAACCCGCCAAAAAAATAGATAAAATAGACGAATCGAATTTTGAAGCCGATTATTTCGTCTATACGGACGGGTCTTGTTCAAATAACGGCAAGGTGGACGCAATGGCTGGCATAGGCATTTACTTTGGCGAAAATGATACTAGAAATGTATCACAAAGAGTGCATGGAAAACAATCAAACAATACTGCCGAATTAGGTGCTATATTGCATTTATACGATATAATAGAAAAGGATATCAACGCCGGTAAGAAAATAGCTATTGTTTCTGACTCTGAATATGCCATACGTTGCGCCACCACTTACGGGCTGAAATGCGCTGATGAAGGTTGGAAAAAAGATATACCTAATAAGGACGTTGTAAAGAAAATATATGAGCTTTATAATGATAGACCAAATGTGAAATTTCTACACGTTATGGCACATACAGAGAAAAGCGACGTCCATTCCATCGGCAATGATGGCGCTGACAAATTGGCTAATAATGCAATAGGTTTAGATGAGTGTCCTTATAAAGATAAAAATACAAGGATTTATTTAGAGGTTCCTTTTATCAAAAAAGATATCGTCAAGGGACTGGACGGAAGATGGGATGTTTCTAAACGACTGTGGTACATCTTAAGCGATTCTAATAAGAAGGAGCAAGCATTAGCTCTTTTCAAACCGGCTATTAATATCTAAATCGTTGTTCTACTTGCGCTTTGCAGTAGCAGTTACACGCAGGTCGCGCGTGCCATCCGCCTTTGTGAATTGCGGCATTGTGAAGCGCTTGTCCTTTGTGCCTGAACCCTTTGTTAGCATTTTTCCCACCTTTCCACTGTAAAACAACGTCAATTAACACAGCCGTAAATCAAAATTGAAATGTCCTATAATCTATAAGTACATTTCAATATGTCTAATGTCATAGCCGTAAAATACTTGGTTTCGTCTAATACTAACTGGGATGATGACTCTGCGGCTTTAGCGAAACTGGCTGCGCTTGTTGGTACACATCTTAAAAATGGCTGGTGCGTTAAAGGTCCTGTTGTTCCCGTTTTGAGAGCGACGCGCTTACCCAAGTATATTCAGACGATGGTTAAGTATGGCTCTGCCGATGAGGTTGTTATAGATGTGGACCTGTTTACGCGCGTTGAGTTGCCTGCTAGTGAGGATGAGTGCTGAGTTTCAACGCTTTTTTTCAGAAAATTGAAAAATCGCGGCTTTATTTAGATTTATAAAAATGTCAAGTAATCAGGCACTAAAAGAGCTACATATGGAGCGCCTTCGTCGGCTTAATCAAGAGCAGATGCAGAAGCAGTCGCAGTCGCAGTCGCAGTCGCTGACGCAAGACAATGCTATAGTTGATGAGGCTTCTGCTCTTGCGGCGCAAGAGCAAGCGACTGTTTCTTCTTCTACTCTTGCTTCGCAAGAGAAAGAGCAAGAGCCAACTGTTCTTGAGTGCCCCGTCTGCTATAACGACGGCGCCGATTGCGGCATCGTCAGCCCAGCATGCGGACACAAGTTGTGCTTATCCTGCTACTCCACTATTCTTATTAGAGAGCCTAAAAAAGCCAAGTGTCCCTGCTGTCGCAAGCAGTATCTTGGTGCAGAGGCGCCACCCGTGTCAGAAGATGATTACAGTGATATGCCCCCGCTTGTTTCCGCTCTAGATATTATTCTGTCATCGAACCAGCTTAGACTCAATCAGCTTCTTGGCGCGGCGAATCTTCTAAACATTTCTGCTTACGCTCACAACCTAATCGACTATCATATTGATGAGGGCTTCGACATACCCATTGATTATCATATTGGTGCTTTGCAGCAGCAGCAGCAACAGCAACAGCAAGCTCCTCAGCAGCAGCACATGACTTAGTGAAAAAAGCCGCGTTTGTTTATTTGTATTTTTTGAGATTAGCTTACCGTAAGCCGGTGGATAAGAATGTTGATGCCCTTTTCGATGTACAGATGACTAATGCCCGTTGCTGTGTTCTCAGGTACATTTATGTCCGCCAGCATGGACTCAATGTCGCTCAAGTAACGCAGCTCCTTAATCTGCTCCTCCAGATACTCAGCGTGCTTTTCCTTCACAGCCTTGACTGCTGACGCATAGGTCGCATAGGCAGTCGCGTAAGACTCTCCGTTTTCAATAACGACATAAACAGGTTGCATTTTGTCCTGTTTTGACATTAGGTTTTTAATATTTATGATTTCAATTTTTATTTAAGCAAAGTCCGGATTCCAGGAACACGGCGACTCCAGAAATTCCCTGTGAAACCAATTATTTGGTTTGGTTTCCTTATAGTAGGCGTCACCAAAGTCAATTATGTACACAGCATCATCGTGCTCAATGAAATTATACGGCGTAATATCCACGTAGACAATACCCTCCATTTCATAAAGCGTCTTTACAATGTGATGGATTTTTGACCATAGATGTTGGGGCAGGTCAGTTTCCTGGTCACCATACATATCCGCCAAGCACATTTCGTTGACTTTTGTCATTGTAATTGTACAATCCGTTTCTGTGAAATTGACATCTGTGATTTGCGGGCAGAAGCCGTACTTACTTGCCACCTGCTGCAACTCTATTTCCAGTTGTGCTTCTTTGACACCGCGTTTCTCATTGAAGGTGATTGTTTTCTTAAACATTGTGATTGCCGCTACTTCTTTCGGGTCATGGCATTTTTTTTGAGAAAAAGTGAAAAAAATTGAAATGATGTTGGGACCCTTTCTTGATGTCAAGGGCAATATGAGCAAAGAACTCTAGCATTTAGTCGCCTGTGGGGCAGGCGACGTAAAATAACAGCCCCGTTTAAGAATGTCGCGCCTCATGCGACGGTAAATAAGTTGAGGTGCCTTAGCGAAGGTAGAGAACGGGTGACCTTTTTCCAGGTTGATTTACTTAAGACCGCCGCTCTTTTTGATTTTATGACTCATTTTTACCAGCTGCGCATGCTTTGTTATGCATTAGTTGCTTCTTACGTTCTTATTAAAAATAAACTCAAATAAGACGGATTTATCATAGGTGGTCTATAAATTGGGGGTGTAATAACATAAGAACAAGTAGCAACGCAATTACTGACAAATAAAATATTAATTTACTTTTGTGTGTCCATTCCTTTATTAGCAGTTCTGTTAAACCCCACAAACAAATCCAGAAATATATAGCAAGAATGACTAATACTAGTTTCATAGCCTTATAATGGTGCTATTTTTTTTAATGTACCGTGAAATACTTAAGCTTGGCTTAGCATTATTTAGTATGTGCGACCATCCAGAATGCAACCCCTTCAAGCAATGGGCACAAACATCAGCGCCCGTTCGTTGTTCACGTATCACCGTAGCAAAATATAAATGTGAAACAATCGGGTGTATTTCAGCAGCAACTTTTAACGTAGAGGGACGGGACAGGGGGCGCTTTTGCGGTGCACACAAGTTAGCGCATATGGTGAATGTATTATCAAAGCGTTGTGAGCATACCGATTGTGATTCCAAACAACCAGGCTTTGGTTTTATTAATTCAAAGCCGCAATTCTGCAGCAAACACAAGCTTGACGGTATGATTAATTTGAAGGAGAAACTGTGTGCTTTTTCCGGTTGTGAGGCTTATGCTGCTTGGGGTTCTGAAAAAGCTATGTTTTGTAGTGAACACAAGGGTGATAGTATGCTGAACATAAAAAGAAAAACCTTACTGTGTATTTTTACGGGCTGCCAGGTGACTAGTAGCTACGGTTTAGTGTCAGGGTCCAAGACACACTGCGCTAGTCATAAAACGGAGGGTATGGTCTGCCTTAAGACTAAGAAAACCTGTGAATTTACGGGCTGTACCCTAAGTCCCAGCTTTAACGTAGCTGGTTTAGTTGCAGCGCGCTTCTGTAGCAAACACAAACATGATGGCATGGTTGACGTTAAGTCTAAACGCTGTCTTTTTATAGGCTGCACTGTTACAGCTCCAGCTTTTGGCTCAATAGGTGGCTTGCCACAGTATTGTTTAGAGCATAAAAAGGATGGGATGGTCAATGTAAAATCTAAAAAGTGTGACCACAATGGCTGCGATTCTATTAATCGTAATTTTGATATTGTAGGCGGGAAGGGGCGGTTTTGTAGTCAACATAAACTTGAAGGGATGGTTGATGTTAAAACGATTTTGTGTATATTTGATGGATGTGGGAAAAGCGCTCTTTACGGTAAGCCTGGTAATAAACGGTCACATTGTGCCAGTCATCGCCAGCCTGGTATGATTAAGAAACCGAATGCAACTTGTGTAGACTGTTCCGAATTAGCTATTTACGGGCTGAACTGGACTGCTACACATTGCCTTGACCACAAAGTAGATGGTGAGCTAAACCTTATTGAGCGACCATGCGCATCCTGTGGCTTAGACTACGTTCTGAATACGGACGATAAATGTGAGTACTGCGTGCCAGCGGTAAGGGTTAGCGTTGCCTTAGCTAAGCAGAATGCCCTGATGGATTTTTTGGATTCGGCGGGTTTACGGGGCTTATCAACCGATAAAATCGTCGACGGCGGCGCCTGCGGCAAAGAGCGCCCTGACCGCATCTTTGATTTCGGTGATAAGATTGTTATTTTGGAGTGCGATGAGTTTCAGCACAAGGAGCGCGCTTGTGAATGTGAACAGACGCGTATGATCAATATAGGTCAGAGCTTCGGCGGCTTACCAGTATATTTTATACGATGGAATCCAGATAATTACAAAACTAAGGGGTCATGCGAAAGTATTAGTAAGCGACACAAGCTTGTTTCAGCGCTCTTAAAAGATATACAGAATGGCTTGGCGCTACCATTAGCGCTGACCGCGGCGTTGTATATGTACTACGACGGTTGGTCAGGATTGGCTTCCGAATCGTGGTCCGTTTTGGTTCCATACGTTTGATAATGTCAAAAACAATCGGCGCTTTTGTTAATGAGCTTAGTCATACAGTTTGAATTCCAAAACAAAGAAAATAAAGTCCTACGGTATTTTGGTGAAAAATCTAGATATGAGACTATGACCGATGTTGCCTTTTTGAGCGATAATCTATTAGTTTGCGCAGACTTGTCGGATAAAATACTCTATTTGGTGGAATTTGATTATGATGCTAAAACGTCAAAGGTTATAAGCCAGCTTTTGTTGCCTCATAAAGCGGATTTGATTGAGCGGAAAGGAAATACTATCTATATTGTTAACCTTAACGACTATTTGACTGTGTGCAGCGTTGTTGACAATAAAAAACTGGTTCTTAAAAGCAATGTGGCTATTAAGTTTGGCTACCAGTATCACGGGCTTTGTATAAATCCAAATAACTCAGAGGAGCTATTTTTAGCGTCTACCCGCAAGTACAAACGGCTGACCTTATATAATACAGAAACGGGTGTTATAGTGCGTGATTATGTTATTCCCAAAATGGAAGACTATTTTTTGAAAGACGTTATTTTTGTCGATGGTGGGCTTGCGTTGATTATTGGCTCCGATAATGGACCAAAGGAGGCGCGCTTGTCATACAAATCCTATATACATCTTTACACGTTTATTAACGGGGTTTTTACGTACTTGGACGGACTGTCTTATAGTAACTGTCACATGGACTCTATTATCTTTGCTTCTGGTCGGTATTATGTGACGGCGCAACTTAATGACGCGGGTTGCATACTTACGGGTTCCATTGAGGACAACTTTATTATTCCTGTTGCGCCTTTACCTGTTGACG